ATGGCTGCAATAGCGTCAGGGTGAGTACTGTATTGACCAATTGTTCTCATATACTCAGAGCCTTGAAGTGTAGCCATCACATTTCCTACACCTTTAGTTAAGACATCAGCATCTGCAGTAGTATAAAAATGAACACTGCTTGGAATTGCTGTTTCAACATATGCCGATAAGAGAAGAATATTGGCTTTTTGCAAACCACATGCTAAACATGCATACCATTCTGTGTTCTTTGACCTACAGTCCATCAGTGCTTCAACAATTGATTCAGTAGCCGAATCCCATTGACCAATCAAGACACTATTGGGCCTTATTGTTGCAGAAAAATATAATGTTGCGGCTTTATATTCAGCGCTATCTACGGAGAAGCCGTCTACAATCATTGAATCCGTATCAAAATATTCCCTAACTCTTTCAGTCAACCCAATAACTGTACTAGCCCCCACGATAAGGCCAAGATTAAATCCACTTCTTGTTGTTGCTGAAAGTGAAAGTACAATAGAAATATCAACTATATCACTGATAGGGAGAGTTGCCAATTCAAATCACCTCTTTATTTATCTGTTACCACTTGAATATTTAAACCTGATAAGTAAGGTACAGATGAATTTCTTGTAACTAACTCATTGAACTTTGCTTCAAAATCTACACGTTCCCACCATTGACCGTTATAAAGCTCTGGGACCCTAGTGGGCTGCTGAGCATCAAGAATAAAAAACAAATTATTTTCCATTAAAGCTTCTTTTGTCCCTTGTGAATAAAATCCATTTTTAAGAGTTTCTGCCAAGTCATATGAATTAGGCCCATAAAAAGTCCATTGTACTAGATGAACCCTTGTGTATAATGATTCAACATGAATTGATTCAACAGATTCAATGCTGTCACGATAATAGACCTCTTCTCTTTGCTGTGAATATTCATCAGGAACAGTTAAAGCTTTTACAAACACTACGTCTTCGTCAATTTTCCAACCGGGTGCCCCATAAGTGGGCCATGATAGCCTAACGTCTTTCTCACCCCCCAAGCCTGTGATACTTGAAGTAAGGGCTTGAAAAATGTCTTCTATCTGTTTTAAAGTTAGAATAATATCAGGCATAATATTACACACTCTCCATGTAAACACCGAATGCTAAAAAATATCCATAATCCACAAAAGGTGTTACATTTATTATTCTATAACTCTTTCCTCTCCAAACAACAATATCCGATGTTCCATATTCATTTGTCGTATAAACTTCATTTACAGAGTAAAATTTCATCATCCCTGTTACTCTATCGCCTTCAGGAGCTTGATTAATTTCCTGGGCACTGGCAGGAATTATTATACCCGTAAAATTAAATGATCCAGTTGATTCAACAAACCTGCCGTCTGCCCATTCTCCTACTTTCCTTTGGACAACAAAATTTTGACAAAAATCAGGGTCAAAAATTATTTCTCCAACGTTTATCATGATTATTAAGTCCTTTCACGAACAACGTATGTGATGCTTTTTCTTAATTCTGCAGTATCGATTAAAGGCCTACTACTGCCTTTTTTAGCTATTGTATAAGGAGTATTGGGGGCCCAATTATTTTTAGGGTCTGTAAACCAGGCCCTGACTATGTTTTGGGCCCTCATCCCTGTTATTTTTAATTTTTGCTTACATTTAAGTTCATCACCATCAAGTGCAGCTTTAGCAGCATCTGTAAGCCCAGCTATAATCCTTTGTTGATTAATTGAGTCACTTAGCGCTGGTTCAATAATAGGCCTAAGGGGAACACGAAACAAAGGCGATCCTTTTTCCCTGATGTACATCTTATAAGCCTTACCAAAAGGCTTGCCTTCACCCATTTTGTCCTTAATAAATTGGCTCATAGGCTTTGCCATAATACCATGAGTATGAACATATGCCAACCCTGCATTGGTTATTGTTGAGCTTGGCCTATCAGACTTTTCTTCTGGTATACCAACAAGAACCTCAAGGTTAGCAAAGTTTTCAACAATCTCTTGGAGAACATTTGGGTTCCCACTCTGCCTAACAATAATATGAGGGGCTACCATATCATCATCCCGCCCCTGGAAACAAGCTTTGAAATAGTAGCTAATTGAGTGCCAAATATCGTTAATTTCCAAGCTGCCCATCCGTCAATATCTTGGCTTATCAAATTGTAGTCAATACTGAGGCTTATATCACCCACAGATTTTGATGTAACAAGCCCTTTCGCTTTACCTGCTTCTACGACTTTAGCTGCATTGCTTCCGGCAGAGACTGCTCCTTGCAACCATAAAGTTAAAAAGTGAGCCACAAACAATCCCATGCACATCTTCCAATAGTTATTGAACCTCGACTCTTTAATACAGGCGTTTGCTAAGCTTATATGCATCTCAATAATTTCTATGCCTACAACTCTGTTTCCTTCAGCATCTTCATCAAACCCAGGATAAAGAAGGGAAAAGTCATCTACCGTAAATGCTGGGTTATCACTCGTAGAAATATTTGATGCATTAGCTATAACTTCCAAGTCAAAATAACTCATTTTTTATTACCTTTTACCTTGAAACCTTTGATTTCCATTTCCGGCATTTTGTTGTTGCGGTTGATTGCCTTGTTGTACTTTAGCAGCATCTGGCTGTGAACCTGAAAGCTCCTTAGAAGCTTTTAGTTCTACTGCTTTTTCTTCAGCCTTGCCACTGATAACCTCAAGGTCGCCGTCTTTTTTTGCCCACCCAAATATAGGGTCGCTTTCTGCCCAACCAGGAACGTCACAGAAATCAAAAGGCCTTGTAGTTACTTTTTCAGCAATAACAGATACCCCATCCTTCATTTCTCTGCGTGAAAACTCAAATGTCTTTTTTGTAAAAATACGTATACCCAAGAGTAACATCCTCTCTTTTTTTTTATTTTAAGCGGAGCTTTTATACCCCGCTATTTTTTACTAAACTTAAATTCCATCACCATATCGGGGCGGCTGGAAGTACAAGAACTTTACTTGACCCATTTGAGCTGCATAGGCAGTCAAGTAAGCAACTTCCTGAACAACAGGCTGTGTCATAATCCTAGACAGGGGAACCGGAAGATCGAAATTAAGCATATCTTCATCATTTACATAAACGACCATTCTGTCAGTCGAGCCAGCACCAGCCCCAATACACCACCGAGAAGGCATGATTGAAATGTTAACACCCTGGTTCTTGCCAATGTTGTTCTCAAGTAAAAACTGAAGAATAGAAACATTACCTGCAGCGCTTACTTTAGTTGACACTATGTAAGCATACTGAGAAGGCGGAATCAAGATGTGGTTCGGCATACCGTTTAAATCATATTCAGATGCAGCCCATCCTGCTACAATTAATTGGTTAACATCATTTAAAATTTCATCAGGAGTTTTTTGGTTCCAGGCAGTAGAGCCACTTGCACCGGCAGCAACAGATGCAGCAATTACGTTAGCATCATTAACTAAACCAGTTGTTTTGGCAGCCGAAAAACCTACATAAACATTCTTATCAATAGTCTTATTGTAATTAAGTCGAATGCCCTTATCAAGAATATCGTCCAGGCTTCGGCCAATATTTTGCAACTTTTCATTGTCAACAAACGGTATTTTCAGGATGTTAGCCCAGCTGAATACTTTGTAAATATCTTTACCAATGTCAGCTTGCATGATGGGAATCTCATTTGTTTCACCACCAATAATTCCATCATCATTGGGGCCAGCAGTGGCATAGCTTACATTCATAGTAGAAGTAAATTCAACCCAGCCACCACCTGTTTTGGCCACGATATCACGAGCCCAGGTAACAGATGACAAAGGTTCACGAACTTTTGGGTCCCTTTTCTCAAGCTCCCCGACTAGGAAAGCCATTCCACCAGAAGATGCAGCATCAGCTGTGAATGTGGGCATATTTGCCATAGCGCTGATTGACTGAACATCACGTACTGGATAAGTTCTTATTAACGACATTTATTCTGTCCTCCTTAAAGCTGCTAAGCTTTATTTTCAAGTCTAAAAATCTTACGGATTAACTTTGGTTAGAATTGATAGCTCACAAACACCATTTGCATCTTTCTTACCGGTGTTCCATTTGCAATTTGTTATTTCAATAGNGNNNNTTGAGTCAGCAGCAGCTTCAAATCCCCCTATAACACCTGCAGGGATCGATTCATTAGCTACTACCCTGATGTAAACTTTTCCACCAGAGGTAGGAGTACCTACATTACATTTAACCATGACTGAGCCTCTATTAATAACATCACATGGTTGACCTGGTGAATAACTTCCAAAAGTAGTGCTGTAAGCAGTATCTTGCTTAACTTCCTTAACAGCTACACCGGCAAATGTTGCAGCAGTACCTGTAGCCCCAAACTTGCTGTAGGTATTATCAGTGTTTAATACTACAGGGTCACCAAAAGATGGGCCGGTAATGTCTGTTCCCTTAACAATCCTGTTCCTGATATTACAATCACCATTGCGGGCATAAGCCCCAGGATAACCATACAACATTGAAGTTCCGATTGCTTGACCTGGCATTGTTATTTGTCTCCTCTCTAAGCTCTATTTTTGTAATGTGGGTTATGCTTCTTAGCCCAATCCCTACCAAGCTCCCTTTGGTCGGGCTGAGAATCATTTGTTTTTGCGGCATTAGCAGCAATAGCGCTTTGCATAGCTGCGTAATTTGTGAAACCTGATGTATCTTTCACACCCATCTGAGCTTTAAATGACTTTGCAAGGGCATCAGAAACACGCTTTCTTTCAACAGGGTCAGATATTGATGCAATTACCGGCTTAGCTGCCCTTATAGCTGCTAAAACAGAGTTCCTATCTGTGATAACATGTTCGCACTGGGCATCTTTACTTTCCATTTCTTCCGGCGGAACGGTTACTGACTCTTCATTCTCTGCAGGGTCTTCATCTTGCCCCGTCATACCTTTGGTAATGCTATTTTCCAAAGCGGATAAGCTATCATGCTCTACCTTGGGCGGTTGTTGATCATTCTCAACAAGCTGCTTAACTACTTGAGTAAGCTCTTGTACTTGCCTGGTTAACATTGCAACATTGTCTTCAGGTACATCTAAAGTTACCGGATTTTGTTGTTGCTGTCCTTGCATTTGCTGTTCACCGCCGCCAAAACCATCAGAAGAAACAAGCTGTGATGCTTGTGCCAACTCCTCTGGGTCTGCATCTTTAGCGAATGATGCTAAGATTCTCCCAACAAGGGTATTTTTATCGATCTTCATTCCTTTTCCTCTTCCCCTTTCAAGTGGTTTTTGATCTTGTATCGAAACTCGGCTACCAGCCCTACCGCTTGATACAACGGCAACGTGATT